AGCCAAGGGGATGAGATATACAGAAATAAAAAGAGCGCCTATGGAAGTCAGGGATGAGAATACAGGGCAGATGGTGAGAAGGATGGTGGTAGTAGAGGAGACTGAGAAGTTTGTGCCGCCTGATGTTGGAGCCGGGAAGTTCCTCCTTACAAACATAGACGGTGAAGAGTTTAAAGATAAACAAGTCCATGAAGTAAGAGCCGTTAACTCTTACGAACAGGATTTGTTGGCCGCTAGGAAGAGATTGGCAGGGGCTAAAGAAGGGGTTAAAGAGATAGAAGGTAAAGCGGTTGTTGTAGACGAGTTACCGGAGCCGAAGCAGGAAGAGGATGAGGTGAAGGTAGAGAAGGTAGAGAAGGTAAAGACTAGGAAAATAGATATGATTGGGTTGGAGGGTTTGTTATGAACTTCGAGGAATACAAGAAGAAATTGAGTGAACAATTGGTCTACTTCTACGACAAACCGTATGAATTTGTAATGTGGGCGTTTCCGTGGGGTCAAGAGGGTACAGTGCTAGAACAGTTTAAAGGCCCTAGAAAATGGCAAAAAGAGTATCTTATTAAATTGGGGGAGCTGATAAGAGAAAGAGGGTTTGACTTTAGCGAACCCGTGCCACCGATACAAGTCAGTGTAGCATCTGGGCACGGTATCGGGAAGTCTGCACTTGTGGCGTGGCTATTGCTATTTATTATGTCGACACGCCCACATTGCAAAGGTGTTGTCACCGCGACGACATCAGCACAGCTAAGAACTAAAACTTGGTCTGAGCTAGGGAAATGGTTTAGACAATGTATAACAAGAGATTTCTTTGAATACAGGAACAGTCAGGCGAACCTAAGTATATACAGTAAGGAGCACCCTGAGACTTGGAGAGCAGACGGTATAACCTGTAAAGAAGAAAATTCAGAGGCGTTCGCCGGTCAGCATATCAACACTTCAACTTCGTTTTACATCTTCGATGAGGCGTCTGGTGTTCCTGAAAAAATATACGAAGTTGCGCAGGGTGGTTTGACCGATGGAGAGCCTTGGATGCTTTTATTCGGTAACCCTACGAAAAACACGGGATTCTTCCGCAGCACTTTAGGGCGCAATGCCCATCGTTGGGTTACGAAACAAATCGACTCAAGGGAAGTAGAAGGTACCAACAAAGCGCTATTCAAAACTTGGGCCGAGGATTACGGCGAGGATTCCGACTTCTTCCGTGTCAGAGTAAGAGGCGTATTCCCACGTGCCGCTGTTTGCCAGCTAATCCCTTCGGACTTAGTACACGATGCGATGGGTAAGCACTTGAAACGACACGTTTTTGCGGCCTCGCCTGTAGTCTTGGGAGTCGATGTGGCTTGGTATGGGGATGACAGGAGTTGTATTTGGTTAAGGCAAGGATTGGCTGCTACATTGCTATGGGTAGGTAGAGAAGTAGACAGTGTGGATTTGGCGGGTATGGTCGCTAGATATGAAAAGAAATATAACGCTGACGCGGTGTTTATAGATGCAGGATATGGAAACGGTGTAATCGACCAACTGCGTCGATTAGGTCATAACCCTACACCGGTATGGTTCGGAGGCAAGTCTAATCGTGGGGATTGTAAGAATAAACGTGCTGAGATGTGGATGAATTTGCGGGATTGGTTAAAGTTAGGCCCCGCTATACCAAGGGATGTGGACTTAGAAACAGACTTGACAGGGGTTGAATACTCATCTACACTTAATGGGCAGGTCATATTAGAACCGAAAGAAGCTATGAAAAAACGTGGACTTGCAAGCCCTGATTTGGGGGATGGTTTAGCGCTCACATTTGCTATGCCGGTCAACGTTCAGACCCGTAAGGATAGGATGCTTGGAGAGTTCAGACGGGTTAAAGGAAAAAAAGTTGATGCAAATATGTGCGAAACAGAGTACAATGTACTTGATATGGCCGCTTAAGGGGAGGGTAGTATGTGTTCACCAAGTACAGTCGAACCCGTAGTTAGTCCAGTGCTAAAGGGCGCAGAAAAAGTATGGGGCGGCATTAAGCATGTAGGTAGTGAGCTAGTTGACACGTTCGACAATAAAGACGAAGGCAAGTCCGGGTTCACTAACGTTGGCCCAGAGAAGCAAGGGGAGCCGCCTAAAGCTCCACAGTTAGACCCAGAACAAATGGCAAAGATTAGAGCAGCCGGTGACGATGAACGTCGCAGGGCGCTTTTACGTATAGGTAGGGCTTCTACCAAAAAGACAGGCTCATTAGGCTTACCGGGTGACCCCTTCACGGCTACCCGTAAACTTCTAGGAGGTTAATGTATGCCCTTGGATTTGAAAGAGCAATTAGAGCGCGATATACAGCGCCTAAACAATCTACGAGATAACGCTAGCTCATGGCGTGCAACCGTTAGAGAGATAGCCGAGTTTGTCCGTCCAAGACAAAGTAGGTTTATGACAACATCTGGTAGGGACTATCAAGATAATGATGGCAGTAAACTAGATAGTAAGGTTATCAACAGTTCAACTACAGACGCTTCAGACGTATTAGCAGCAGGACTTTACAGCGGTCTTTCTTCACCATCTACTCCTTGGTTTGAGTTGATTATAGACGATGAGGAACTGAATAGATTTGGCCCTGTAAAAGAGTGGCTGACAAATGTTAGGGACATAATGCTAAAGGCTATGTCTAGGTCTAACCAGTATGAAAGTATGCACAGCATGTTCGCTCATTTGGGTGACTATGGTACTGCAGCGGCGTTGATGGACGAGGATTTCATAAGTGCTGTTAGATTTAGACCTTATATATTTGGCGAGTTCCTATTAGGACAAGACCATACTCGTAGGGTTAACGCAATATTCAGCTATTATAGCATGTCCGCCGAACAGGTGGTACAAGCTTATGGCATAGATAATGTGTCCAACTCTGTAAAGACAGCTTTTGAAAGAAAGAATCAGGATGAAAGGTTCGAGATTATACACATCATAGAGCCTAACTATGACATAATGTATGGCTTTGATACACCAAAAGGAATGGAGTATTCCAGCCGACATTTTGAATTAGGTACAAACGATGGCAAGTATGCCAAGATAAGTGGGTATAGGTCTAAACCGTTTATAGCTCCAAGATGGAGAGTTTACGGTATGGACACATACGGGGATTCATGTGGCTCTAAGGCTAGAGGCGACATCAAGATGCTTCAGAAGTTAGAAGAGAAAAAGCTTAAGGCTTTGGATAAAGCCATAGACCCACCAATGAACGCCCCTCTATCCCTAAAGGGACAGGGCGCTAGCCTACTACCGGGAGCGGTTAATTACATGGACGTACCTTCCGGTCAACAGGGTTTTAGTCCGGCTTACTTAATAAGACCAGAGCTAGAATCGGCTGAAAATTCAATTATGCGAGTTGAGGCTAGAATCAGAAGGTCATACTTCAACGATCTGTTTACTACAATTACTCAGACCGAGAAGAAGATGACAGCTTATGAAGTGGCTAGAAGACACGAAGAGAAGCTAGTTCTTATTGGGCCTACATTACAGAACCTTTATACTGAAATGTTAGACCCGATTGTAGATAGATGGTTCAACGTTCTGGATAGCTTCGGTGCTTTCCCAGAACCGCCAGAAGAGTTGAATGGTGTAGAGTTTAAAGTGCAGTATATCTCAATACTAGCACAGGCTCAGAGGCTAACACGTATAGCTCCTATCGAGCAAGCTGTTGGATTCGCAGGAACTTTGACACCGGTATTCCCTGACATCATGGACAACTTTGACGCCGATACTATAGCCAGAGAATACACTGATTTAGTTGGCGCTGCACCTAGAATACTACGTGACCCACAGATGATGCAGCAAATGAGACAGGCTAAAGCTGAAGCGGCTGCTAGGCAGCAAGCTGCAGAGAATATGGAAAGAGCGGCTAAAGGCGCTAAAGACTTGGGCGGGGTACAGATGGATACTAACTCCGCGCTAGATAGAACTATGCAGACTATGAACGAGGCTGCGGGAGAATAATATGGGTGATATATTTGGTGATGACAAGGCGTTAGAACAACGAGAGAAAAGCTACCTAGACAAGCAGGAAGAGTTAGAGATCGCAATGCTTCAATATAAAGAAGACTTAGCGGCTGTAGCGGCTACACCTGAAGGTATGCGAGTCCTACGTAATATCATAGCCAAAGGAAAGATATATAACCAAGATGTAGTGTTGGGTACTAATGACATGTACTTTAATGAAGGTCGGAGGTCTTTGGCTTTAGAGGTCTTAACAGACTTAAGTGGTGCCGTTAAACCCGATAGATTGTTTAAAATAATTTTAAAGCAGGAGTAACAAATGCCAGAAGTAGAAGGACAGGAAACAGGCGGAGAAGCTATTAACCTTACAGGAGGCGAAAATGAAGGACAAGCTGCCGAAGGAGCAATTAATCTTACTGAACCCGAAGGTGGAGCAGGACAGAAAGAAGCTGTTGGAGATGAGCCTGAAGGACAGGCGGATAAGGGTCAGCAGCAACAGAAAGAGAACGAGTCCGAGGAAAAAAGTAGCGTACCTGAAAAGTACGAAACTTTCTCCGTGCCAGAAGGTTTCCAAATAAATGAAACTATGCAGACTGAGCTTGAATCTTTCGCTAAAGAACATGGCATGTCTCAAGAAGCTGCACAGAAGGTAGTTGACCTAGGCGTTAAACAGATGCAGGGCGTTATAGCAGAACAGAATGTACAGCATGAGAAACTTATGAACGAATGGCGCTCACAGATTAAATCCGACCCAGAGTTGGGCGGGGCTAATTTGAATGAGACACAAAATAGAGCTAATAGAGCACTAAGCAAGTATGGTACACCAAGACTTGTTGAAGAATTAAAACGTTCGGGTTATACTAATAACCCTGAATTAGTAAGACTTCTTGCTCGTGTAGATAAGGCTACAGGAGAAGATACAGCACCCAACGGGAACGGCGGCAAGCCCGAAGGGAGTAAGTTAACAGACGCCGATAAATTGTATCCTACAATGAGGTAGGACATGAGAAGGAGGCTATTAAATGGCTACATTAGGAACTAACGTACTTACCTTACAAGATTGGGCCAGCCGATTAGACCCAGATGGCAGCATTGCTGTAATTGCGGAAATACTCGCCCAAGTCAACCCAGTTCTTCAGGACATGGGATGGAAAGAAGGTAACCTACCAACAGGTCACAAGCACACAATCAGAGCTGGACTACCAGCAGGTGCTTGGAGATTGTTGAACTACGGTGTTGCTAACGAGAAATCAAAAACTGTACAGGTAACTGATACAACTGGTATGCTCGAAAGCTACGCTGAAACAGACAAGAAACTTGCGAAGTTACACGGAAACGAAAAAGAATTTAGAGCGTCAGAAGACGTTGCTTTCGTTGAAGGTCTTTCACAGACTCTAGCTTCAACAGTTTTCTACGGTAACACACAGACAGACCCAGAGAAATTCTTGGGACTATCTGCTCGTTACAATGATCTTTCAGCTCCAAACGCTGCTAACATCATTAGCGGCGGCGGTAGTGGAGCGGACAACGCCTCTGTTTGGTTATGTACATGGGGCGACAGAACAGGTTTTGGAATTTTCCCAAAAGGCGCAAAAGCTGGATTGGAAA